AATTTTTTTAAGACAGGTAAATCAAAACCAATTATGTTATGACCTATCAAAGCATCGGCTTGTAATAAAAAAGCAAGAGCATCTTCTATTTCGTTTGGACTAAACTTATGGACATCTCCATCTACTTCTTTGGCAACAATGCACCATACTCTTGATGCATCTAAATCATCTGTTTCTATATCAAATACTATCTCAGAAATCTTCTGCATGAAATGTCTCTTCCTTTGATACTTCGTGTAATCTACCTGTATCAATATTATATTTTAAACTACATGCCATGCCTGTGTCTCCTGTGTATCTTGATTTTAATACTCTTACTTTAGTTATGTTTGCCTCTTCAGGATTTTCTGCTTGTTGATTTCTTTCTAATGCAATAACACAATCGGACAACTGTGCTATTCCTTGTGAACCTTTTAGATGAGAAAGGGACACTTGTATACCTTTTTCATGTCCTCTGTCTCCCTGTGCTCTACGCAAGTGTGATACTAAAATCATACCTACACCTGTTTCTTCTACTAAACTTCTTAATCTATTCATAAGCATATCAATACCTCTTCTTTCATCTCCTTCTGTAAGAACATTAACAAGCATATGTAAGTGGTCAACAACAACCCAATCACATTCACATCCTATAATTATGTATCTAAGTTTAGAAAAAATCTCATCTATATCTGTAGCTCCTAAGTGAGCATGTATGAACACTCTACCTTTTTGTATAGCTTTGTCAAATAATTCTTGAAGCTCATCTGTTGTATAGTTTTCTCTTTTCTCTGTTAAATATATTCTGTCGTTAGCTTCAATAGAAACAATACCATCTGCAGTTCGTAACCAGTTTTCTTCTAGTGCTATGATACCTACATTATCTTTTGTATTCTTAATAAGATGATGTTCAAGTTCTCTAGTTACACTAGACTTACCAAGTCCAGTTCCACCTGTAAGAGTTACAAGTTCTCCTTTACGCATACCATATAACTTTTTATTTAATCCTTCCCAGGGATAAGCAATACTTTCTTTTACTTCTCTGTTTAACCAATCATCTTTTTTACTAGACAAATCTAAAATGCCGGAAGGTGTATAAGTTTTTGCTTCCCACCATGCTATAGAAAACTCTTTAAATTTTTTCTTTGCTAACATTTCATTAGCATCTTTATATCCGTTGGGTAAATTAATTATTTTAGCTTTACTGGGTTTTAATATCCTGGCAACCTGTCTTGATGCTTCTATACCTGCTTTGTCATTATCAAAACAAAGAACGACATTATCAAAACTTTCTACAAACTCTATGCTTTCTCTTATATCTTTGACTGCCGATGAAGCTCCTCGTTTGACAGATACAACACTAGACTTACCTTGCATAAGTTCATAGACTGCCATTGCATCACACTCTCCCTCAGTTATTGTAAGATACTTACCACCTTTATTTCTGTATAGTTGTTCTCCAAACAATCCTGTCCCCTGGAATGTCCCATTACATGAAAAGTTTTTATTATCAACAAATCTAGTTTTAGTAGCAACTATTTCACTACCATTATGGAAAGGATATATATGTTGTTTGACTTGACCATTGTGGTCTTTAACTACTTTGACTCCAAACTTCCTGGCTGTAGCTTCAGTTATATTTCTATCTGTTAAAGGTGCATAGATACCGGTATAAGAATTTAAGAAAGATGTTTCTGGTGGTTTCATTTCTATTATTGTAGATGATTCAGATGGATTTTCATAGTCCGGAATGAAAGCATTACAACTAAAACATTTTGCCGAACCATTTGCATTAACAGAAACTGCATCACTACTATCACATTTTGGACAGGGTAAGTGATGTTTTACAAATTTGGTATTCAGTTCTATCTCCTAAAATAAATGCTAGTTTTCTGGTTTAGGTCTCTAAAACTAGCAAAATTGACTCTAGCATTGCTGTGTTTTGTTTTTTATCGACATTCAAACACCCTCGCAAATGAGGAAAAATCGAGTCTAGTATATTACGATACCTCGTTTAAAGAATCATCTCCTGTGGAAGAATCATCCTCGGTCATTCCCACTTCAGGAACTTCTTCTGTAGGACCACCATCTTCTGTTGGTGTTTCTACTTTTTCTACTACTGCTTCTGCACATTCTTTTAGCACAGCTTCTAAATTGTTTTGATAGCCTTGAACAGCAAAGTTTAAAGACTCTAATATTATATTAAGAGTTCCTACTTTACTAATAATAATATTACATTCATTCTTTTTTTGTTCCTCAGTAATTTTAGCAGTATCATAAATTACTTCGCCTTTCTCATTGTTAACTGTTATTATCATTTAAAACTCCTCGTTGTCATCAAAAAATTCTGACCCATCTTCGGCTTTGTATTCAACAAGCTCAACAACTTGAACCCCTTGCAAGTCTAAACTTTTACCAGACTTACCGGCATACTCCCATTCATACTCGCTACATTGAACTCTAACCTTAGAGCCATTACCTACAGCTACATTGATGTCTTGCTTGTTAGCATCAATCAATCTAGGTGCATTCCTAATCATTCCATTAGGACCATTAACCTTTCTTTTGATAACTAAAGCCGGACCTTCATTCATCTGCTTTACTGTATGACCTTTACTTGCAAAGTCATCAGCAACTTCCTGTTCCACTACTAAATTAATAGTGTATACCGGTTCAAAAGTTGTATTAGGTGTCTTAATACTAGCCCAATACCCAGTTCCTTCTACTATCATATTTACCTCCTATGATATTAAGTTATTAAAGTGAGAGTTGTGAGCCAACTACTCTCGGAGTCGTGGTCAAACCAAACCTACATCAACATGGAGATAGAGGGCTTGTTGGTTGCTCTTTATTTAATTGTAACATTAATTATTTAAAGTAGATACTAAATCATCTAAATTATCTAAATTAATATCGCCCAATAATTCTACTGTAAATGTCCCATCTATCTCATACATAACAGTATGGTCAACACTCATGTTCTTTTCTTGTTTAATCTTATCAACCATAGAAGTAAACTCTCTGTATTCATCCATGTTTAAATTTGCTTTCATACTTCTACCTTAAATGGAATGTAACAATCTGTTACAGTTATATCTGTAGTAGGTATGGCATCATTTAAATACCTGGTAATGGCTCTTAGTAATTTACTACTAGCCTTACCTTCAATGACTTGTATGTTTTCTATACTACCTACAACTATATCATAACCTACAACAGCACTAACACTTCTATTGAAACCAATATCAGTTATGTAATCTCCAAAGTTTACTGACCTATCTAGTTTAGGACAAGAATAAATAATTGGTTCTGGTGTTTCTTCAAGCAAGACAGGTATTACAGGCTCATCATTAAATATTATTTCCTCTTCCGGTAAGCCTGTAACATGTGTGCCTGTCAGCACTCCTAACCCTGCATTCACTCCTACAAATTCTTCTTTTAAATTATCTATTTCTTGATATATAAAATCATTATTATTTAAAATTAAATTATTTAAATCTTTTAAATTATTATTTATTTTATTTATTTCAATGTTTAACATTTCTTGATTAAAATCTACATAGTTACTTACTGCCATGGAATCCTCGGACAAAGTATTTAAATAAATTTTTACACCATCCTGGTATTCTTTTATCTTATACATCTGTCTGCTAACAGTATCTATTTTATTTGTTAAATCAAAGTAGCCATACAAAGATATTATTGTCCATGCTACAGTTAATACTAATCCTAAGATTATTTTTTTCATTATGCCTCCTTGTCGATATCCCATTTTACTATGTTAGGATTTCTTGTAAATAGTTTTCTTCTAGTTTCAGAATTTTTTAAATCCTTCAACCACTTATGCCCCTCTCTTTCTGCATCCCTAAAAACTGCATTGGTAAATATGATAGGTATTAACACAGTCAAGTGAACTACAATACTTGTAACAGTATCATACCCATACCAACCTAAATAATATGTTGCTATAAATCCAAAGAAGACTGACCACATTGTAAACAACACCAACATAAAGTATGCCTGGATAGATGGCTCGTTGATATGTTTTAATGGATTGACTCTTACATTCATAATAAGATTCCAACATTCAGATACCCAATAAAAAAACCTTTTAATCATTCTCTCTTTCTTTATCCCATAACAATAAGCCAACACTTACACAACAAAATATCCAAAATAAAACAATTACCCATAGTCCATTCATCTTCCTTGTCCTCTATATGCTTTGTAACTTCTCTTCTTATGTTTATTCATGTGAGCCATTGATATTTTAATACGCCTAGAACGACCTCCTGTGCCTTGTGAGGTAGACTTTTTAACTGGGTCTATACTTTGTATTACTTTAACTCTTAATGCCATTCTACCTTATCTTTTTTACGCTTGTCGTTATACTTTGTTATTGTTTTACCACTCATATATCCTGTAGTTTCAGTAGTCCATTTACCATTAGCGTATCTAATTTCTATAAAGCTAACAGCATTGTCAAGTTTTTCCTGTTCCAATTCATCTTTCCTGTTATCAATTAAATCTTTGTATTGTGTCATGCCTTGTCCAGAATTAATCCTTTAACAAAAATATGAGCAACTTCTTCAAGCATAGTCTGATATATGTAACCTTCTTTAGAATCTATGCCCTCTGTATCTAATACTCTTTGCTCAACTTTACTTACTAAGTAATGTAAATTATCTGCTGATATTAATCTTAGCATTTCAAAATCTCTTACAGCTACTTCTTCTACTCTAGCATACAAAGTCATAACTCATCATCATTTATAACTTCATGCTTTGCATCTAGTATCTTCTCATTCTTAGCCCACTTCCAATCTGATTCGTATGTCATAGTAGGGTCATAAGTTCTAGCAACTCCATCTTCAAAAGTTACTTTTAATTCGGACCACTTTATATAATGGTCTAATACTTTATCCCAATCAATCTCGAGTTCTTTTAAATCAAACTCAACTGTTGTATTGTAATCTGCTCTTATAAATTTTGGTTTAGTCATAATTTATTTCTCGTAAATATAAACATCCCACTTTACTGCATCTGCCAACGGGCAAAATGGTATTGTTCTGTGATTATAATTAGGGTTTTTTCTACCCCACCTACCTTGACACTTAACATAATGTTTAGTATCGCTGTGTTTGTTTAATAGACTAACACTATTTCTAACCTCTTGCAACCTATTTAATTGGTCGAGTATTTGGTCGCTGTGTTTATCTACTGTCAATACATAAGTTTTAGTCCTCATTTACTACCTCTCTTTACATATCTATAAGTATCTGCATTCCATTCAGCATCTAACATCTCTATCAGTTCCCATTTAAGACTACTTAAATTATGAACATCAGACAACCACAAATCGTTTGTCTCGTGTAAAGTATTTAACATACTGTCAAGTTTACCTATGTATTTAAACAAAGTGTCATACTCGCTAACACTCATGTCAATCATTACTTTGCTTTTTAATATTTTAGTTTTCATATTCTTTATCCTCCATGTTGTTAATTATATCTGTCATCATCTCATCACCAAGCCAGTTATATTTCCTGTTGCTATTCTTTTCTACTAAGTATTTTATAGTATCAAGTCCTTGCTCTTTGTAAACTATTCCAAGCAATCGTGAAAGCAA